AGAATATAAGAGGGAATATATATCTTCAAGGAAGCTCTAAATCAAGTGTATCATATTATGTTGATAAGTTAGAAGAAGATAAGTGCTTCGATGAGCTATGCGAGAAGATAAGGGTAAAAAGAGATCGTATTTACAACATAGAAATAATATCACTATCAGATGACGAGGCGACAGTTTAATCAGTTGATAAATGAGCTAGACGGCAAAAGCCCGTTTATCGTATTACATAGGGATTCCGTTGCGCCTAAATACGTGGGCGTGGAGGTGTCGAAGGATGGGGCGGTATACAGATATGCGATAATAGGGATAAACGATGAGTATAAGGCTAAAAAAGCCCTTATTTCGAAAATATTAGGCATAGCTAGTTACCTAAATAACAATAAGCCCTTAAAAAAGGGTTAATTAGATGTATTTATGACCTACGGCGTCATATACGATATAATGCCATAAATAACGTTGTACAGAGGATATGTATGATAATATGATAAAGAACGTATTTGTGTCTTGACATCATAATATTATGCCATTATATCCTCTTTTTGTATAAAAAGGATAACAAATAACATAAATATCTTAAATATGGATGAAATTAAGATAGGGGCTGAAATTGTGTTTAATATAACCGGCAGCCATAATATAGGATATGCCAAATGGGAAAGGTATATCGGGACGGTATTAAGTAGGGATCACCGATCACGCCTTTATGTACGGACGATAGGAATGCCTAGGGCTTGTATTGATGAGCGGGATGTAGAGTGGGTTATTGATCCAGATGGGGATTTTGATATGGATGAGGCGATCCCGAATCCTGTGGCAAGGGAGTTGTATAAGTTGATGGGTAGGTACGTTTATACGTTCGGTAGGTCTCATGAAAGTATCAACGGATATATTGCGTATGAATGTATGATGATGGACAGGAATTTAAGACATAATGTTATGTATGTGTTGCATGATCATGGATTCGAGATACGGCATATTGATAATTATTCTTGGTGGATGACTAATGAGAGAATGATGTCTGAGGTAACATATGCGGAGGGGGATATTCATATAATTGTTCATGAGTGTATGGAGGATTATGTGGATAACGTGAAATTCGGGGAGGGGTTTTATAAAAATAAGGGAGAGTGATGAGATACTTACTCGTGATGGCGATGATAATATTGACACCGCCAAAGGGAAGCGGAGGCATGCCCCTCGCCCCGAAGCCAGCCGTGGTCGAGGCACGGGTATGGGACAAGCTGGCGGACGCCTTGTCTTTCGTGGAGTCAAGGGATGACGATCGTGCGTATAACGCCTCCTCCGGGGCTTTAGGGAGGTGGCAGATGAAAAAGGTGTATGTAGATGAGGTTAATAGGATATTGCGCCTTAAACGGAAGAAAAAGCGGTATAGATATGATGATCGAACAAATCCTTCCAAGGCTAGGGAAATGTTCGAGATATATCAATCTCATCATAATCCTAAAAAGGATATAGATCGGGCTATAAGATTGCATAGGGGACTACATTCCCCTAAATATGTCAAGGAGGTTAAAAACAAATTGAGAGAATAAAAATATAGGGGGATTAACATGGACGAGGATAAAGTGATACGACCGATGGATTTTGTTCGGCTTACAAATATTGACGAATCAAATGTGATTAAGGACACTAAAAACCATATAGGGCTGGTCAAGGAGGTCAGTCGGGACGGGAGAATGAGTATAATATGGATAGGTGAAACTTACAGTCAGTTGGCGTGGTTCAAATCGAGCGAGTTGGAGGTGGTGGATAACCTTGTGAGCATCCTGACATGCGGGCTGGCTAACTTTCGCGGAGACGGAAAAGAGAGCGCGGATAAATTTTATCCAATGAATTTATGTTATATAAAAAGGGGGTGATATATGAAATGGGTGATAATAAAAGGAGTTAGATATCCTAGTTCCGTGATATCAGCATTTGCGGCATATAATATGGATAACCCCTTCTTGAAGGTCAGGATAAGAAACAAGTATCATATAGTGCCTTTTGATGATGTTAATAAGATGGCTAGTCAGATGGTATATTTAATGGACAACTATCCTGATTTCGTTCAGATAGGGAGATGGTGGATATCCAAGAAGGCGGTAATGTCTTGGGTTCCCAATGGGCAGGCCGTGGACGGATCGGGCTGGGTTATATCCTTCACCCTGTCCTTTGGATTGGAGGGAGGGACGCAAATTAGGTTTGATAAAGAAGATGAATACCTAAGTGAGGTAGATAGACTTAATGAGTTGTTTAATGTAATATTATAAGGTAGTATGTTGATAGACGTAAATAAATGGATTGATAAAAACGGGAGCTTCGATGAAGCCGGCGGATTGGATTTAGTGAGGCACGGATATGAGTGGATTAGACGGATGCGTAAATTCGAGAATAAGGCAGATCGTCATACATTTCAGAAGGTGTTTGGGAATAAAAGAGGTAATGAATTATGGGACTTCTTTTTAAATACAAGAAGATCTATTTTCGTATTAGAAGATAGTTATTTTCTAATTAATGACAGAAATGTCTTCTCTTTGTGTTTAGCCGAATGTAGTGATTATGAACTATATGAGCTAATTCAGGATCATGAGGCTGATAGTCGTCAAAGCAAATAATATTAAGTAATTTTTAAAAAAAACGAATTATGACGAATTCTTGTGGGGATTGCAAGGAAGAGGTAGTGATAACGGATGTAGATAGAGTCAAGAAAGATATTGATTCTATGTTTTTCAAGTTCGTTAAAAAGAATGGGAAAGAACCTGAATACGTAGAATGTCAGATCGTATGGAAAGACACAGGGGATGATCAAAGAACGACAATAAAATTATCATTAAGCATCAATGATGATGATAATGATAATGTTTTCTATTACTGTAATGGGATAGAATCACTTAAGTCACTTGTGGAATATGGAGTAGGAGAGTTTATTGTAATAGATTGTTGGAGTTTTTTTAGTATTGATAATTTGTAAATTGATGAGATTATGAATATAGAGGTAATAAGATACAGGCTTCCAGTTTATTGGGCTTGCGCTCTGATAAATGATGACTATACTGGATTATGTAAAGAAGAATGTCAAGAAATAAAAAACTTCTTGAACATCGCAGATGGCTATCCGGTAGATGTGGATTGGGAAACAGAAGGGTTCTATCAATATAATGATGCAGGAACACTTCCGGGAAATTGTGCCGATTTTATTTTTCATAAGTTAAACGATTAAACATAAAAATATGAAAACTGCAAATAAACTAACTTTTTTAAGTACAAAATTCTTTACAGAAAACAAAAGGGAATACAGAATAACAGTCACGATATCGTTAGATGATGATTGTCATAACAATATGTGTGATTGGAGTATAACCGCTGACATTCGTTGGAAAAACGAATATGGGATATATAAAGAGTATATGGGAGGCTGCTGCCACGATGAGATTGCGAAACATTGTCCGGAATTGGCGAAGTTTATACCATTACATTGTTGTAATCATTATGGTGCTCCTATGTATCCGGTGGAAAATGGCATGTATCACATAAAGAATAGCGATAAGTCTGTGGCTATTGAATATTTACGTATATCAGACAAGGAATATTCCAAATTATCTGAAGCGGTGGATGATAAGATGTATTTCAAGTATCTGCTTTTCAATCTGGGGATTGTGGATAGATGGAAACGTGAATCAGACGAGCTTATTGCTGAACTTGAAGACCTGTGTGGCAAGAAATGGGTAAATCCGTATACGCCGGAAAGGGAAAGGTTTACTTTGACATTAACGGACGAGGAACGTTTACTTATTGAAGAGAGCATTAAAGCCGGGTATTATTCCGCAGAAAATATCGAAAAACGTAGGGAAGAGGCTCATAAGGCAAAGATGATGGAAAAGCGTGCTGAAATTTGTGAGCAATATGATAAGATAATCAGGAATGCGGAAACAGACAAAAGTAATGCTCTGTGTGTTTGATTATGGATTGTCAACCGATAATGTGATATATTATAATCACACGAACACTTTATCTTTCAACTGGCGTGATTATGGGGAAAAGATCACACAAGAAGAGTTTGATGATTTCGTGAATAACGTGGATCGCTCCCAACTCCCGGAAGGAATTAAATTTGAGTTAAAGTAATTTTTAGTCTACACATAATCACTATCAGAAAAATGAATAAGATTATAGAAGATTACAAAAAGATAGTTGCCGGCAACGAGGCCGGCAAAAACATCTGCTTTATGTCAAGAGGAGAATACGCTGATCCGGAAATAGCGTACAACGGTATCCTCATGAATTACTGGGATGTGTATGATTGTATGGATGAGGTAGAAGAACCGACAGATGATGATTGGTTGAACGCGGTAAGTAATTTATTTGACTCATATACATATGATGTTAAGAATACGGATGTTGATAAATTCAAGATGTCGGATGTAATGAACGTATATCGTATTATTAATCTGTAGTTGTATAACAAAAAAATATTGATATGAACAACTCTATGGTCGCTCACTTATGGGCAAATGAAAAGAAAGAATCCGAAAAAGGTAGTAATCTTTTCTTTGAAGGTAGAAGTATTTATTCTTATGGTTATCATTTTGAGGTTGGAAGAATCGTAAGGAATAAGCGTGGGGAAAAGGCGTATTTGGTTAACGATGAGTATTATTCTATTTCTACTTCTATACATCTAAGATGTATTTATAATGCGATACCAACTGGATCAAAGGTATTTCCTGTTGGATATAACATGTCTGATGACGGCAGCATGGCTTTTATCACCAGTCAATTGGAGTTTATCAAAAAAGATATTGAGAAATATAAGAAGGTCAGAACGAGTCTATCTTATAGGAATGTTTGGGGAGTCTTTAGAAATATGATGAATTATATTGAATTCTTTAATATGGGGACTCCCAAGAGCCTTCTTAAAAAGAGTGCAAATGATTGGCTCGGAACTAAACATGAGTTATCTTATGAATCGGATAAGATTAAAAGTGAATATGTCCATGAGTTAAAGCGTGTGTTTGAGGTATTGCTAAATCATCAAGCGTTAGAAATTTTAGGAACGACCAATGTGATAGTAGATGAGATTTGTGGTGAAGGAACGTGGGCTGAGTATGTGGCCAGATGTCAGAGATGGGAAGATAGTCAGGCGAAAAAAGAGGCTTTAATTTTTGAAAAAAGAAGAAAAGAAAAAGAAGATCGCAAGAAAAAATTTGAAGAACAGATCGAGATGTGGAAGTCTGGCAAGATTCTGGAGTTATATCTACATTATTATTTGGAGGATGATCAGCCTAACGTATGGCTTCGCATTAAGAATGGCATAATTGAGACTAGCAAGAATATCAAGATAGAACTAGCTGAAGCTGAGAGACTTTGGAAATTGATAAAGCTCTTCCATAATGGCAGTAAATTCCAACGCGATATGGTATTGGATACAACCGGTCACAAATGGAAGATCAATAGCTATAAGAATGATATATTGGTTGCTGGATGTCACAGGATCGCGTATAGCGAGATGAAAGGTATTGCGAGACAATTAGGATGGGATTAAACAGCTATCAAGTAACATTTGAGAGCTGTGGCGATCACTATCAGATTTACGGGAGAGACATCCAAGATGTCATGGGCGGCGTTACCGGTGGGGCCGGCG